CCGGCTGGGTTCTGATGCTAAACAGCCGGGTGGTTTTTTTAGGAGAAATTCATGCAATATTTCTGGCGTTTGATTCCCTTCATCCCGGAAATCTGGGATCTGGCAAGGTGGTGGTATTATGGAACATGACACACTAAAGGCCCTTGCCGACGAAGTTGAGAATCTGATTTTTCAATACGCTAAAAAGCAGGTTAAACCGTCGGTCCCTGGTGAGCCTGCTCCAACTAAATTTATTGAGTTGGCAAGCGTAGAAAATTCCGAAAAAACTTTGAGGGAAGCAATTAAATGGGCGAGGCGAGCAGTCAATGCCGAGGCCAAACGCATGGAAATTATGGGGGAGACTAGCCAATGACTGAACACGAATTACGCTTAATTCAAAACCTTGTAATAACCGGAACGCCCGGGGCAATTACCTCGGTCGAATTGGCGCAACTAGTTGCCGAGGTGCGACGGTTGCGGGCGTTTGCTACGGCGATGGCCGAGAGCGCCAGTGCATACGTGCGTGATAGCGCCAAGGCCGTTTTAGCCGAGGGTGAGAAGGCCTATGCGGCCCGGTGTGGATCGTGTGGGGGTGGGTGATGGTCGAAAAGCTGAAGGCCCCATTTCCCTATTTTGGGGGAAAATCCAAGGTCGCTAGAATTGTTTGGGAGGCTATTGGCGACGTTTCAAATTACGTCGAGCCGTTTTTTGGTTCCGGTGCGGTTTTGCTGGGCAGGCCAAGCCCGGGCAGGACCGAAACGGTGAACGATGCGGACGGCATGCTATGCAATTTTTGGCGGGCGGTGGCCAACGATCCGGACGGCGTGGCCAACCATGCGGATTGGCCGGTGAACGAATGCGATTTGCACGCAAGGCATTTGTGGCTAGTTGGCCAGCGCGACAGTTTGGCCGACAGGCTAATGGGTGACCCGAATTTTTACGATTGCAAGGCGGCGGGTTGGTGGTGCTGGGGCTTGTGTTGCTGGATCGGTTCCGGCTGGTGCAGCGGGAAGGGGCCCTGGCATTCGGTGGATGGAATGTTGGTTAACTCAAGAAACGACGGGCAAGGTGTTTGGAAACAGCAAATTTACCTTAGAACCCAAGGGCAAGGTGTTTGTAAACAGCTGGTTCACCTTGGTGACAATGGGCGTGGAATTTGCCAGCAAGGGGTTGGGTATCGGATCCCACGGGTGAATAATTCGGGCGGAGAAGGGGTAATCTGCAAAATTGGGCGAGGCGGAATTCATGGATGGTTTGAGCGGCTTCGGACGAGATTGCAGCGGGTGCGGGTGGCGTGCGGCGACTGGAAGCGAGTTGTGACGGAAACGCCAACAATTCATTTGGGCTTGACGGGAATTTTTCTTGATCCGCCATACGGGGCGGATGACCGGGAGGAATGTTACCGGGTTGATTCCCGGAGCGTTGCCGGCGAGGTTTTGCAATGGTGCCAAGAAAACGGCAAAAATCCTTTACTAAGAATCGTTCTGGCGGGGTATTCTGGCGAGCACGAAATGCTTGAGGGGATCGGGTGGCGGGTGCATGCCTGGAAGGCACAAGGCGGATTTAGCAGCCAAGGCCAACAGGGGAGCCTAAACGCCAACCGTGAACGGTTGTGGTTTTCGCCGAATTGCTTGAAAGGAAACGACAGGCAAAAAGAATTACAATTTGAGCCTGAGCCGGATTAGTGCATTAGAATCTGACGCAATAAAACGCAATCCTGACGCAATTGCGACGCAATAAACTGTTTGCGTTTTCGTGTTGGCGCTTGTAAAATGGCGAAACCGGAAGGCCCTGGAAGGCGCTCCGGTTTCTAGCACGGACAACCTGGTGCGGAGGTGACCTAATGCGTTCCTATATTCTATCCCCTGACAATCAGGGGGCAATATGAAAATTAACACGACAACCCACCCCAAGTTTCTCCGCCTGAAACGGCGTCTAAGGCTGCCGATATGGGGCGTGGTTGGGGTACTGGAAGCCCTTTGGCACTTCACCGCTCAAAACGCAAAAAACGGGGCCGTTGGCAAGTATTCTGACGAAGACATTGCGGCTGGAATCGACTGGGAGGGAGAGCCAACCGAACTGGTGGGAAATTTGGTTGCTTGCGGGTGGTTGGACGTTTGTCCAGTTCACCGATTATTGGTTCACGATTGGGCCGACCATGCTCCGAATTTTGTAAAAGGTGTGGTCGCAAGGACTCAAAACGGGTGGGCAACTGGCGAAATGGACAATTCTAACCCAAGGTCAGCAACCCAAGGTCAGCAACCTAGGGTCAGCAACCCAAGGGTAGCAACCCAAGGTAGGCAACCACCAAAACCAAAACCAATACCAAAGCCAATACCAGAACCAAACCCCCCCACCCCCCACGGGGGGCATGTTGATTTTTTCGATGGCCTTGACCTCGCCGAGTCCCCGCCACCAAAACCGCCAAAACCCAAAAAGCCCCCGAGGCCCCCGAGGCCAAAACCGCCAGACTACGAGCCCGCTACGGCGGCCCTTCCGGCCCAGCTGGATAGCCCAGGCTTCCGGGCCGCATGGGTGGAATGGTTTGAGTACCGAGCCGCAAGCCGATTCCCGAAATGGGTGGAAAAAACCATCGAGGCCCAGCTGAGGCAATTCACCGAATGGGGCCCGGAGGCAGCTATATCGGCGATTGCCAAATCTATTGCAAACGGATGGAAAGGGATATTTGAGCCCGAGCAAAGGCAATCGCCACGCCAGCAACAGAAAGCACCACCGACGAGCGACGAGCGCATGCGGATAATCGACGCACAAACCCGGGCGGCAATGGATTTGCCCCCACGGGAAGGCAACCCGGTTTTGCTGGTGACGAGGCCACCCGAAAAAATAGCCCTTGCCTTCACTCCAACGGTGAATACGATACCGGAATCCACGTTGCGGCTTTTGCGACGCGAACCACTCACGCGGGGCGGTTGACTGATATGGAAATCACGACTTCGCAGGCGTTCCAGATTGAACTGGCCAAGCGTGCCAAGCTTCCGGCCCAAGGGTACTACGTTGACCCGGAATTTCACCAGCTGGTCTGGTCAGACCTGCACGCAAGGCTTTTCGGGTGCCAGTCTGAAAATTGGCGGCTGACCTACGGCGTTTGGGGCAATTTATTTGAGTCCGAAAACCGCACCAACGACCAGCTGACCCGGGCAATAATTCGGGTAGCACAACGCCCTGAAATTCCAGCGTTCGCCAGTAACCACTTGCAGGCAATCCGGGAAGAACTTGCCAGCCTGGACACGGCAGCCCGGGCCGAGGTGAAACGCACCGAGGCCAGCGCCCTCAGGCCCGTATGCGAGACCTGCCGGGGCATCGGGTGGGTGCTGGGCCTTCCCGAGTTGGCCGACGTCGAGGATGGGCGTTGGGTGGCAAGGAACGGAGTGCATTACGAAACCTCAGTAGTGTGCCAGTGTTCGACCGGCCAACGGATCGGATCGGCAATACGAAATATGTGGGACGCCGAGCCCGCAAAAAAAGGCCGATACCCAATAAGCATTTTGGAGTACCTCAAACGAAATCCCAACTACCCAGCGCAGAGCCAGACGCACGAAGAACTGAAATTAGCCAAGGCGTTCACCGAGCGCCAGAACGAAAAAACGACGCCAATAAAAAAAGCCGAGCCCGGAGAGTTCCGGAAAATCTTGGACTCAGCAATATCCGGAATTGGTCGAGGAGGACGATAGGGTGGGCTCGAAGCACGGGCAAAATTACACGCTGACCCCGGAGCAATCGCGATTGGTGGCCGAAAACATTGGGTTGGCTTATTCGTTTGCAACCCGCTTGAAGTTCCCCAAGCGCATTGACCACGAGGAAATAAAAAGCAGGCTTTTCGAATCGCTTTGCCGGTCAGCGGCGACTTGGATACCAGGGCAAGGGGCAACGTTTTCAACCTACGCGTTTAACTTGTTCTACGTTACCAGAATCAAAATGTGGCAGGAGGTTTACCACCCAAAAAACAGAACCACGGTGGACATCGACAAAATCCATGAGCCCCCTGGAGAATTCAAACCCGAGGGAGCAAGCGAGGAAGAAAAGGATTTGCTACGCTGTTTACTGTCTCATTTGCCAATACGTGAGTGGCAAATACTTACCCGATACTACGCTGGCGAACCAGCAACGGAAATTGGTAAGGTATTCGGAATTACTCCGGAAACAGTGCGGAGCCGGGTAAAATTAGCATTGCGACGATTGCGAATAATTGCGGCCCGATATTCGGGCCGCACCAACGAGGTGCCAACGTTATGCGAGCAAATTTAGACACGGAAAGCCTACGGCTAGCGGTCAGGGATTGCCAAGCAGCAATTCCCGGAAAAACAATCAGGCCCGAGCTCGATTGCCTGCGGGTTTGGTTGCGAGATTGCAACCCCAAGGACGGGCCCGAGCCGTTCGTTGAGGCCACCGACCTGGAATCAGGAATCAGGGTTACCCTACAAAAATACGAAATCGTGGAGGAGGGCCCTTACGCGATTCTGCTTCCGGTTGACCGACTGGCGGCAATTCTTGCCACGGCAGGCGAGCAAATCACAATCGAGGCCGACGCTGGCGAAAATATCCGGATCGCCAGCGAGGGCAGCGCCTACGAATTGCCTTGGATCGACCCAGCCACATTCCCCACAGTAATCACCGAGCCGGACAGCCAGCCAATCGAGGTTGACACCGAAACCCTTAACCGGGTGTTGGCGACAATCAACCACGCAGCAAGCAGGGAGATAGCCCGGGGCGCAATGGCCGGGGTTTCCCTAGGAATCGCCACCAGTGGCGAAATTTACGGAGTCGCAACGGATGGCCGCAGACTGGCCACCGTAGGGGCCAACCACGGCGGAACAGCCAGCACCATCCCGTTGAAAGCCGCGCAAATGGTCGAGCGATTGACCGCCGGAAAAACGGGCCCCTGCAAAATTACCACCGGGAAAAATTGGTCCTTTACGGTTGAGCAGACGACAATTCAAACCCTATTGGTTGCCGGACGGTACCCGGAATATATGCGAATTCTTCCGCCAGCAGCCGACGCTAAAACGGTGGTAGTGATTACCGCCGGGGCATTGTGCGACGCCGTAAAAAAAGCCACGGCAATTAAAAGCGATTTGCCAAAAATCAAGGTAAACTTTTTGCGTGAGCCGGGCCCACTGTTCACCGGCTTCAGGTTCCGGTGCCAGACAGAAACCGGGTGGGGACAAGCCGAGGTTAAGGCCGAGCCTGAAAGTGACAAAACCAAACCGTTTGAATTGCAAATAAATGCAAAGTATTTGCTAGAAGGCATTAAAAACCTTCCGGGCTTTCTGGCAATTCGTTGGCACCACCACGGCGACGACAAGCCGACACTGATCACGGTAGGGGACTACACTTTATTGATTATGCCTTTATCGTGAGATATTCCAAGGTGGAATATCGAGAAATAAGTTTAAGAGGGGTTTGACGATGGCAGCTAATTTATCACGGTACGAGTGCAGGGCAACAGAGGCAAGGCTTGAGGGTTTTGGCTATTCCTATGTTTTGCAAGAAATTCCTGACGCAAAAATAGGGGGCCTTGACGAGTACCAAATGCGGCACGTTGAAAACGGCGGGCCCGTTGATTTGGAAAACTTGCGGTCTATTTTAGAATCGCACCAATTAGGAGAAGTCTTGCCCGCAGCGCTTGCCGTGCATGAGGACGGAAAATACTTTATTCTCGACGGGCGCCACCGTGTCACGGTGTGGCGACAAGAAAAAGCGCCAATTATAGCCTACGTAATTGACGGCAAATCTATTCCGGAATACCGGAGGAGGGCGCTGGCTGCAAGGCCTAATGACGTTCACGGGAAAAGTAATTCCGAAGACATTAGTTCGATACACGGAAAAAAAAGAATTACGGCAGAAGGCGCGTTGAATTATGTTGTCAAGGCTTTTTTAAGCAAACAATTTAAGGGAACTGAAGAAGAATTGATAACAGACGCCGCATTAAGTTTTAGAGTATCCCGGCCAAATCTTCGGGACGCTTTTTCCGCAAGCCTAATAAACCTGCAACTAGAAAAACAAGGGGCCAACTTAAAAGTTGGTATGGCGTTAGGGAAAACACTAAGAGCGCACGCAGACAACCCAGAAGGCCTTCTGGAAATTGCTGAAGCAATATCGAGCACAAAGGGAGTGCTAACAGAGACGGCAGCTAAAGATATTTTGCAAAGAGGAAGGAAAAACAACGCCACACCAACCGAAATCAGCCAGCACATTACCGAAGCCGGAATAGACATACTTAAAAAAGCCACCAGTACGGCAGGGAGTTCTAAATTAGAGTCGATGGCAGCCGAGCTTGTTTCTAGTTTTGTGGATTTCGGAAGCAAAATATCTCGACCGTTGAAAGCCTACGTTTTGAGCCCCGCACAACTTGACCAGATGCGAAGTTTGGCAGAAAATATCAAGCGCAAGTACCCGACTTTCTTGGCTACTTTGCTGGGGGATATGTGAAATTTGGCACAGGGCTAAAAGCCCACGTCAGAAAAACCCTTCAGCTAACGGGGAAAATGTCTAAGTTTGAAATGCAATTTTGGGTAAAAATAATTATTTACGAAGGTTTAGCAATAAGACTTTCCACAGCAAAAAAGCCGAGAACTGCAATTAGCGGACGATTAAGGACAGCCAGCCACACTTGCGTCCTTTTTGCCTCAAAAAAGTGGCAACCAAATTGGGCCAAAAAATTAGGAGTTAAATCCGATGGCAACGGAGGGCTAATTTGTGAAAATTGGCAGAACCCAAAGGATCTTGGCGATGCGGAGGGCATCGTATCAGTGCCAGAACCTGACATACGGGGCGAGGTGCCCAGCCAGGGCGACGCTCCAGGTGCATCACTTGAGCTACACCCGAGCGGGAAACGAAAACGAGGAAGACCTTGTGGTGTTGTGCGACTACCACCATCGGCAAGCGCATGCGATACCACCGAATTAACCTAACGCCACCGGCAGGCTTCCCCGGGATCATTCCCCGGGCGGTGACATGGCGGGAATTACCCGCCAAGGTTGGCAACAGCCAACCTTAATTACTTGAAAGGATTCTAGCTTGAAAACCTCTTTTTTGTTTTTAGCGGCGGCAGTTGTGTTCGGCGCCACCACCAGCATGGCATTTGCCGGGCCATTTAGGCACCAAAAATCGACTTTCTCCCAAAAGGTGACCACTACCACCACCACGGTGACAACGGCGCAAGATTCAGCGAATTTCCAAGCACGGCGAAACCGCCTTGGCCATTGCGGCAATCCAGCTGGCGGCTTCGAGGGTGTGGGTTGTGGCGCCACCCCAGCCCAGGCGTTGGCAAATTGCTGCCGATCAGCTGGCGTAATCGTTGACCAAGGCGTGGCGCAAGGCCCCGGCGGGTTATGGTTTGCAACTATCCGGCGCCGTTGATTGTCAGGCTTTCCACCCACCACCCGGGCAGACGTCACCCTGCCCGGGGCTTTTTAGGATGAGCGCATGAAAACCCAGACAATCAACGCCAAGGCCAGAATTGACAAAAAAGGGCATCACCTTCACGGTGCTTCGGTTGTGATTCTCAGGTTTTGCGGGCCGGATATATATGGGGTGAAGGAAGCATTTACCAGCAGACCAGACGACTATGAAACGGTGGGGCCGGAATTTCTTTTCAACGGGTGGGAATTGCGGTTGGAAAAAAAAGCAATTGACACCAGCCCCACCCCGGCAACCATGCAAAAACCGTTGAGCCATGAATTTATAGCGGCCATGAGGCCGTCAATTGACGCATGCGCCAGCGAGCTTTTGAGGGTTTATTTTTACCAGCTGTTGGGCGAAATTGACCGGCTGCAAAAAATCGTCGACGATACCGACAGGGAGCATTGCAAGTGGTGAAGGTGAAACAACGGAAGAAATTCACTAGAATCCAAGAGCTCTTTGAGGGGCGGACACATTCCCAATTTTGGAAAATCAACGGTGGCAGCGACGGCAAAAAACAAGTGACGGCAATTATCAAACGACGGGTTGCCGGCGAGTCAATCGAATCACTGGTGAAACGGTTTGGCAAATCGAGGCGGATGATTAGACTTTGGATTGATCGGTGGTTCCGTTTTCCGGCAACATGGAGGCTTCCACGTGGGGAAATATTGGATCTGGAGCAGCCCGGGCCACAACAACACCCGGGTTGAATTTGTGGGCCCCTGGACGATCACCACCAGTTGGGCGATCCTATGCGGCATTTGATTGCCCAGCTTGATTTGCCCGTTCCGCCCAGCGTAAACGGGATTTGGCGAGTGGCAAGGGGCAGGGTAATTAAATCGGCGAACTACCGAAGATGGTTGGTTGAGGCGGCAATCGCCGAGGCCCAGCAAGGGGCAAGGCCCAAAAAGCCATCGGAAAAAAAGGTAAAAATCCTGATTGAGGTAATTCAGGGGAAGGGTTTTCGGCCTGATCGAGACTTGGACAACGTGCCAAAGCCCATCATGGATTTCCTGGTGCAATCCGGCTACCTGATCGACGATTCCTGCAAGTTTATCCGGGAAATAACGGTGCGATTGATCGAGGAACCAGCGCAAATTGGCTATGTGACTGTCTCGATAATCGGATGATCATTTACCTGAAAAGGGGAGAATTATCATGCCGTTCGTAAAAATAGACACAGCAACCAGCGGGCAGGGGGCCCTTGTTGCGGCGGTTGTGGGCAGGAAAATTCGAGTTATAAACTACGGCATGATCGCCAGCGGGGCGGTGACCGCCAAATTTCAATCCGCATCAACTGACCTGACTGGCGCCATGAGTCTTGCAGCCAACGGAGGAATATCCGCCAGCGGCACCGCATTGGGCCCCAACGGGTTTTTCGGGTTGTTTGAAACAGCAAGCGGCGAGGCCCTAAATATCAATCTAGGCGGCGCGATTCAGGTTAGCGGGCATATGGGGTATGTGGTAATTTGATTCCAACGGTTGGAAGCTTTTTGAGTTTTTTCCGGGCCGTGTTCACCGGCGCGGCGGCAACCGTTGGCGGTTTATTGGTGACGGCGGGGCAAGCGCTTACCCGATTAGGGCAACGCCTAAAGGGACTGAGTCAACCCACAGCACAGGGTTTTCAGCCAGCGCCAGCGCCAGCGCCAGCGCAACGGGCCCAGCCTGGAGATATTCCCGTAGGTGGAAGGCCATACCCGCCGGCGGCATTGCCAACCACGGCGATACCACCCGGGCGAAACAGGCCGTTTGTTCCGGGAGTGGCCCCGGAGTATTTGGACGGTATTGATTCCTACGTTCGTTCAAGCTGGATTGCAGGGCTCAATTTCAAACCGTTTGGCATGCCAGTAGGGACACCGCACAGCACCGGCAAAAAAGGCTTTTTGGCCAACGCAGTAAACCGAATTCACTTGAGGGAAAAAGGCGACTTCACCCTGATTCTAATCAAGCCCAGCATGAACAATCCTTCCGCCAGATACACGTACCCAAGGGTAAACCGTTCGGTGATGGACGCCATGCTAAAAGCCGGTTCTAAAGGCAAGTTTTACTGGTGGGGAGGCGATGGATCGCCAGCGCTACGGTCATTCTCCAGCAGGCCATTAGTCGGCATGCGCATGAGGATGAAGCGGCGGCTGGCTTCCTTGGGAGCAAAAAATAGAGCACAATCCAAGGCCGTGTTCAAGAGTTCGGGCCGTAAAATATCTCACAGCACCCACCAACGGACCAGCACCACGCCGATACGGGCAATCCCGACTTACCGAACATTCAAATAAAGGCGTACCATGCCAGCACCGTACAAAATCAACGCCGACGCCGGTTCCTGGGACTGGTTAAACGAGGCCCACTGCGCTTATGTTGAGGGCGACTACCAGCGGGCCAACGTGGCGGCGATCCTTTTCCACGCCGAGGCGGTTGAAACGCTACGATTGCTATTATTAGAAGGGGCGGCAGCTATAAACGTGGCCCCGTTAGGCGACAACCAGGTTGGCAAATAGGAGGCTGAAAAATGGCGGTTAATTTCAGCGGGCTGGAAATTCAAGCGGCCCTAGCCCTTTGCATGGAAAGGCTGACCAAAATCATCGAAAACGGCACGGACAAAGATGCTGTCGGCGCTTGTGATGTGCTAAGCCATGTTTGCCTTGAGTTGGTGCAAATTTGCGACGAGGATGAGCCTGAAGAATTCGGTACTTGACGGTGATTGAGCACTATCAGGAAATTCAAGACCAGCTGGCGGAGCTATTCCGGATTGTACCGAGCGACTTGAAGCACCGATTAGAATTGATTCGGCTCAGCAGCATCCCAAGCCAACCGCAATTTGTCCTAGTGGTTTTCGCTATAATGGTTGGCGTTCTTGACAGGCTAGAGCTTGAAGGTAAACGTACAATTGATTGCCATTGGTGGGCCGAACAGTATATGGATATTTGCGGATATGATCGAGTGATTATTGAAAAATTCTTGCGGGAGTGGAAAAAAGACGGGGAGGACACGAACTAACAATGAAGAAAAGAAAACCCCCAACTAAGCTCACAAAAGTAGCAATAAACGCAATTTGCAAGGCAATCGAGCTGGGTTGCCCATACGAGGTGGCCGCAAGGACAGCAGGCATTGACCGGCTGACCTTGTACAAATGGCGCCGATCAGAAAGCAACACCCCATTGCACCTAGAGCTTAAAAAGCGTATGGCAGAGGCCGAGGCCGAGTTTATCCGGGCTAACCTTGAGACTATCCAGCAGGCTTCCCGGCACACCTGGATGGCGGCGGCATGGATGCTAGAACGAAGATTCCCGCAGCATTTTGCCAAAATTAACGAACGGGCAGAAATGGCACTATTGAAAAAAGAGGTTGAGGTAATGCGGGCCAATGGAGCTACTCGAGCTATTGCGGAAGGCCCGGCAAACAAACAAAAGGCTATCGGCTACAAAAGTAAAAATCCCTGATTGCCCCGTTGAGTACGCACGCCAGCGGGGCCTTGCGCTTACCCCGCAGCAGGAGGCGATTCTAAGGGCACTTGTTGCTCCACCGTATTCGGTGCTGGTTAGGGCAGCGCACAGCGTAGGAAAAACGTTCGTTTCGGCGGTTGCGGCAGCCTGGTTCTACGACCGGCACAACCCTGGGATATGCCTTTGCACGGCGCCGGTTTTAGTGCAAGTGCGAGATTTACTTTTTCGAGAACTACGAAAAATAAAACACGACGACCCCAATTGGCTTCCGAAGGCCAACCGGTTGGAATCGGCAGCAGACCACTGGATTCACGGATTGACCGCCAACAAACCGGACGCCTTTCAAGGGCGACACTTATCGGACATGCTTATAGTTTTTGACGAGGCGGCAGGCATCCCGATTGAATATTGGGAGCGTGCTAAAACAATGGTTGAGCTTGGCCGCAAAGGCCATTTTTTCCTTGCGATATTCAACCCGTATGATTCTAGTTGCCCAGCGTATTTGGCCGAGCAATCGGGCCAACATACGGTGCTCGAGATGAGCGCCCTTGACCATCCCAACGTTACTAGCGGAATCGAGCAAATTCCCGGGGCAATCAACCGCTCCACCGTCAACACCCGGGTACACGAAGAATGCCGACCAGCTGAGGCAGGCGAGGAAATGCCCCCTACGGCGTTCGTGTGGGAGGGCCGATATTACGAGCCTGAAAGCCCGTTATTCGAGGTCCAAATCCTGGGAAAATGGCCCAGCCGTTCCGTATCAAGCGTTTGGGGTGACCGGGCCCTTGGCTACCTGGTGCAGCCAACCCAAGTGAATCCTGACTGGCTAGTGCAAATCGGTTGCGATCCAGCCCGATACGGTGACGACCGGACAGCAATTTGCATACGCAAAGGCATGGCGATAGTAGCGATGGAGAGCCATCGGGGTTGGTCCCTGAACATGACCGCCGATCGCTTAAAGGACCTATGTTGCCAATACGAAACCAAGGGCCAGAATGCCCGGAAAATCCCCGTATTGATCGACGCGGCGGGACTAGGCGCCGGACTGGTGGACATGCGGGGCGGGGGCAGCGACCGATACCATTTTGTCGAAATCAACAGCGCCCTGAAAAGCCGGTGGGAAGGAGATTTCCCAAACCTTCGTAGCGAATTATGGTTTGCCAGTTCAGAACTTGCCGACGCTGAACAAATCAGCATTGCGGCATTACCCATCGAAGACCGGACGCAACTACTGGCGGAGTTGCGCCAACCGATATTCACCCTCGACAGTCTCCAGCGCCGCATGGTCGAGGCCAAAGCCATGACAAAACGGCGGCTCCGAGCATCGCCTGACCTTGCCGACGCATTCAATTTGGCTTGTTTGCTAAGGAACGATAACGGTTGGACGGAGCAAATCAGCGGCAGGGTTTGAGCCCCGAGGGCATCATTTACCACCTAGGGGGCTATCCTATCATGACGACGCAAAACGGCACCAGTAACACCAACGGCACCAACGGGAAAACACCCGCCAGAGGCCCCCGGAAAATCCACGAATCAATGGATTTGAATGCTGGCCTTCCTTATTTTCCATACATGGATACCCGAGACTTATTCGCCGAGGCGGGCCCCTACGGATTCATGGATGGAAGCTCCTCGCAGCAACTGGCCCGACTAGACAACCGGATGGCCGGCGAGCTATTACCCACTTACATTAACTGGTGGCAGCTGAAGGTCCTGCGTGACCGTTCGCGCCAAATTGCCCGGAACAACGAATTTGCAATAGCGGCAATCAACGCCCACCGGAACTACGTGGTTGGCACCGGGTTCACGTACCAGGTTATTGCACGAAAAGCCGACACCCACCCCGAAATAATTGCAAGAGTTCAAGAGTTGCTTGATCTTTTTATTGAACACAATAAAATGGGTGACGTCGAAAGCGAAATAATCTACCGATTGCATACCGAGGGCGAGGCCTTTTTGCGTTCGTTCGTAGGCGATGATGGTTTGCTACGGGTGAGGTTTATTGAGCCCGAATTGGTGAGGCCACCCGCAGACGATTCAACCCCCAATTCGTCATTTGGCGTGGTTTGTTCGGACGAAGATATTCACCACCGTACACACTATTGGGTGGTTCAAAAGCCTTGGGAGAGCACTACCCCCACGCTTGTACCCGCCCACCAAATCCTTCACCTGCGGTTGAACGTCGAGAGCAACTCCAAGCGGGGTTTGCCGACGATTTACGCAGTTGAAAGCAATTTGAGAGCTTCCGAGGATGTTTTGCAAAGCATGATTGCGCTTGCCAAAGCCCGTTCAAAGATTGCAGTTATCCGTAAAGTAAACGATTCACCACCGGAAGCAATTAGCGAATTAACCCGCACGGCAACGGATTACACGCTAACAGACGCAACCCAAAGCCGTTCAACGTCAATCAACCATATGGGTTATGGCAGTATTCTGACCAGCACCGGCAACGTAGATTATGAATTTCCGAGCCTGAACGTTGGTTCTGGAGACATGGTCGAGGTGCTGAATTGCAATCTTCGAGCCATTGCGGCAAGGTTTGGCATCACCGAAACCATGATGAGTACCGACGCTTCAAACAATAATTATGCTAGTGCATTAGTGGCAGAAGCTCCAGCAGTAAAAACGTTTGAGCGCATGCAAAAAATGCTCTCTCAAGCGATCGGCGAGCGACGCACGAGGCCAGACAGGGCTCTCGCATGGCAGCAAATTAGCCACGCCGTAAACATCGGCATGCTCCCCCGGGAAGCCCTGACGGAGATCACGATAAAGGCGACAGGCCCAAGCCTGATTTCTCGGGATAAAACTTCCGAGGCCAACACCGCCAAAACGTATATCGACCTAGGTCTATGGAGCCCGCAGACGGTGACCGCCGACAGCGGCAAAGATTACGAAGAGGAACAAAGAAATATCAAAAAGGCGAAGGATGCAGCAGCGGCATCGGCGCCGGCTGGCCAGCCCGACCAGCAGGGCGGAGCTACCCCCCTTGCACCTGGAGCTTCCCCCGGTGCGGCACCCGACCAAGCCCAGACAACGGCGCAGGTTGTGCAAGACACGGCGCTAAACGGGGCCCAAGTTCAATCTCTGGTTGACTTGGCAACCAAAGTTGCGGCCCGGGAATTAAGCGTAGGCACCGCGAAGGCCATTGCCCAAGCGGCATTCCCCACGGTGCCCGCCGAAGTTGTCAACCGTATTTTCGTGGAGGTGGGCCCGGAGCAGGCCCAAGCGGTTGCACAGGCCGACGCATCAAAACCAGACGCCCCGCCGACCAAAAACGAATCAATTCGGGAAGGTGGAAAATACGACCACATCGATTTCACGCCACCCAAAGGGGCCCGGGAAGCGGCTGAACGCAGCCTGAAAGTACGGGCGGAAAAACCTGACAGCGAGAAGGGCATGACACCCGTAGGGGTTGCCCGGGCCCGGGATCTAATCAATGGCCGGAAGGTTTCGCCCGACACCGCCCGACGCATGAAGGCCTTTTTCGACCGCCACGAGGTGGACAAAAAAGGCAGCACCTGGGACCAACAGGGCAAAGGCTGGCAGGCATGGCAAGGTTGGGGTGGCGACGCTGGGTATTCCTGGGCCAAGAAAATAGTAACGCAAATGGACGCAGCCGATAAACCTAAGGAGCCAAGATAATGAGGTTTTACAGCGTTCGAGAGGCCAAATGGATCACCATCGGGGCTCAGGCTAAAAAGCCCGGCACCAAAGGGGCCAACGGAAAAAAACACGGAGGGGTTTCGGTACTGATCAGCGACGACGGGACAATTCTCAAGGGCCCCGCCCACATGAAGGGCAAAAAGCCCGACGAGCTTGGAGGTCGACAAAAAACGTTGGGCGAAAAGCCTGGTGAAAAACAGGAACCCAAAAAATATCAAAACCTTGCGTTCGGGCCAGACGGCGAAATAGCCGAGCCAGACGCACCGAAATCACCCCCACCCGGGGCAGGATACGCCGATTTACGAGCAGCGGCAAAGGTTGATCCAGTACCAGCACCACCGGCACCACCGGCAGCAAAACCCGCAAAAACAAAGACCGCAAAAACCCAAAAACCCCCCGAAGACTACGACGACAAGCAGGACAAAAAACACGCCAGAAATTTGGCCCGAATGGAAAAATCCCGGAAGGATTTGGCCGACATTGGCGACGCTGGACGGACCTTGCTGGCCAAGGCCCCGCCGGAAATGCAAGCAAAAATCCAAAACATAATTGACCGGGCCGACGCTGAAAAAAACAACCTTGCGACAGCCTTGAAGCCCAAAGAATTCCCGGACATGGGCGAACCGCCCCCAATAGTGACCGATTACACCCCCGGGGCCGACTACAGCGACAGTTACGACGACTTGCGAAAAGCAGCAGCACAACCCGCACCAGAACCCGCACCAGCACCGGCGCCGCCACCAGCAGCACCAGCCAAGCCCGTCAAGGTGCCAAAGGTTGCCAAGCCGGTTGCCAAGCCGGAGCCCGCACCAGCACCCACGCCCGAGCCCAAGCCCGAAAAGGGTGAGACGGTGCGGGCAAAGATTGCCCGGGTGAAGGCGGAAAAAGAAAAACGCTACAACGACACGCTAAAAAAGCGGGGCAAAAAAGAGGCCGACAGACAGAAGGCCGACGATAAGCGGCAGGCCAAGGCTGAAAAAGACGCAGCAAATCCAGTGCAGGCCGAGGCCCGCAAAAAAAAGCAAGCAGAGCGCATCGGGAAAATCAACGCATCACGCCCGCAGAGCTTGATCAGCCTGGTGAAAAAAGAGGGTGGAATTTCCGGAGGCGACTACGGTTATGCCACCGACATCAAGGAATACGGCTTAAAATCAGCGCTTAACAAGCGAGGCCTAAAGCTTGACGATATGGCGAAAGCATTGCAAAACGCAGGCCATTTGGTTGTCCCCGACGGCAAAAAGGCCGAGGACGTTTTGCTTCACGGATTGCAACGGCGAGCCAACAGCGCCCTACACGAACACACGGGCCGATACGATTCTGAATATGACGATTTCATAAACAACCGAGAGGATGCCAACAATGCCCCTAGAGCCGATTCCGACCGAACTGCTGCCGTTATTTCACGCGGCGAGGAAGCTGGCGAGAACCAAGGCGATGATGACGGCCTTGCGCAGATTCTCGGATTTGAACCAGGCCGATCGGACGCCGACGAGCCCGAGCCCAGCGACTACGGGCACCCCGACGATTACGAGCCCAGCGACTACGAGCCCGAGGGCGACCTAGGCGACGGCGGCGAGATCACTGGCGCCGATACATCGTTTGATTTTGGGGCACCGGAGCCGGAGCCAGCACCAGCAGCGGCAGCAGCATCCCCGCCCGTCGATATGTTCGGCAATGCCACCACCACGGCAAAAAAACAGCCTGACATGATGACCGATATTTTTGGGGACCGAATCCAAGCAGAGGCCCCCAAGGTAACGGCGGCCTCAACTATCGCAGACGATGCAGCCAAAAGTCTCGACTGGCTGGACAGGAACGACCCGAAAAAAGACGGTTCTGGCGAAATGTTTGGGAGCTTGTTTTCCCCGGGAGCTTCGGGGGCATCGGCACAAGCGCAGCCAGCCGAGGCCCCAGGGGCAGGTTATGGCGACTTGAGGGCGGCAGCGGCGCAAATTAAAGAGCCCCAAAAAGGCTGGACATCCGAGCGCCAAGATTTCCACCAAACGGCAATTGGAGGAGTAAACACGCACGCCGGAAAGACCTCAGACGGCGCCGCGGAATTTGACGACTTAAAAAACAAACTTGGCAAAGACTCAGGCGAAATTTCCAGCGTAAACCTGGGCGAACTTTACAAAAAGCATTTGGATGCAGCAATGGCGCAGGGAGGGGTGGACAAAAAAGCGCTTGACACCGCAATAGGCGAAGGGCCGACCGGGGCCAACTACTCAAGGTTGACCGCACTAAACGGCGAGGCAGCAAGGCGAACAAGGGCGGAACTAAAGGAGAAAACGGGCCCATACATTGCACACAACACCGATGGAGCACTAGCGGCAGGATACCACGCCAACCCCAGCGATATGATTCCAGGGGCCACAGATACCGACTACCGAAAATCATCGGCGGCAATAATTACCGGGCCCGAAACCCAAGCAAAAAACTACAAGTCAGCTTACGGCAAGCCCGCCAAGGCGGGCCCAGCATTGGCCGAACCCTTGTTTGGCAATCAGCCCGCACCAGCACCAACCCCAGCAACCGCACCGGAGCCCGGGGCAGGTTATGGCGATTTGAGGGCGGCAGCGGCGCAAGAGCCAGCGACGCCACCAGCCCCGCCAGAAGTGCCAGCGGCTTCAGCGCCACCAACACCGGAAGCGCCAACAAGCCTAAAGGTAACCAAGGCAATTGGCTACCACCGACAAGGTAAAACAGCGGCGCCCGCCTATTTGGCCAAAATTAGCGGCACCCACAACGGCAAAACCTTTAACCGGGAGTTCCAGGACGGCGACGAAGACACCGAAGCAAAGCAGGCGGCATACCGCAAAAAAAAGGGCACCTACTCCGAAACTCACGACATCAACGACGGCGAACTATACGAGCACTCTCAAAACGGCGAACGCAAGTTGTTTGCGGTTTTGCCCTCAGCAGACGGAAAAAAGCGCAGGGAAAAGGTTAGGTACGAAATGCCGGAAGTTTCCGAGGCTTCCCGAATCATGGGGAAATCAAGCGAAAAAACCGGGCCGGGCCAAGAAGATCTAGACATTCCCGAACTACTGGCGCACCAGCACAAAATGGCCCTAAAGGCCGGCAGCTACGCAGGGCTGACCTTGCCAAACGTGGCCAGGGACTTGATGGCCTCGAGGGGTGGCCAAGGCGAGCCCGAACCAACGGCAGCACCCGCACCTACACCCGCACCTACACCCGCACCGACCCAGGCACCAGCACCAGCACCCGCACCAACAATGAGCCCGCAAGAAAAAAAACGCCAGCAGGCGGAAGAATTCGAGGCGGAAAAGCGAATAATAGGGGTACTAAAAAATGGCAGCGCAACTCACGCAGAATTACGGAATTACACGGCTAGCACCAAGAAATTCGACCCAGAAAACCCACTGGAAAACCCGGCTCACGCAGCAATTGACCGATTGCTAAAAACTGGCAGACTTGTTTCTAGCGGGGAAGAAACACCGTCTTTTTCCCTTAAAACAAGCACACCCACCCCAGCAGCGCCACCAGCCCCACAGAAACCTATTGACCTTCCGCCAAAAAATCCAGATACCACTTCTCTGGGCGCGACGACCGCACCCGAACCGGAGAAAAGTAAAGTGGAACACTTCAGCGTAACGGCAAGCGGGCGAGGGTTTTCTCAGGCAATTGCCCTGTTGAAAAAACGTGGGGGAAAATTCAACCCGGCAACAAAAACTTGGGCGGTGCCGACCGGCAAGGTGACCGCCGACGACGCCAGCAGTTTCGGGCTCAGCCAAAAAGCCTTCCCACAAAAAATAAGGTCGAAGCAAGACGAAGACAACTTTGGCCCCGAGGATGACCCGGAACGGTTTAGGGTATACCGATAATCTACGCACCACCCACAAAGCCCGCATGGCGCAAACCATGCGGGCCTTTTTGCGTTTGAACAACAGCATCAGCTAAAACACCGTAGAATACACGAAACCCCACCCAGCGGGGCTTTACAAATAAAACAGGGCCCCCCCTTGGACGACGCCGAAATCTTGAAATACCGGCCACTGGTGATAAGTATCGCCCGATGGTTCTGCGGGAAATACCGAAAAAAAAGCACACTAGATGACCTGGTGCAGGCCGGTTGGCTTGGCATGCTGGCAGGGCTGAAGTCATACGACCCAACCCGAGGGGTGACCCTGGGAGCCTATTCCCGGGCATGGATTTGGGGGGCAGTTTACAAGGAGTGCCACGGCAAAAAAACGGCTTTGCAAGGCGTCGCCATCGGCCTTCCCGATGGCCTTGAGGCCCCCAACGGCAGCACCGTCGAGGCCCGCGATACGCTGGCAACGCTCACGCCCGAGGCCCGGCAATTCGTTGAATATCTATGGTTGGAAAACGAGACGCCACAAACAGCATGCGACCGAATGGGCTTGATATTCGTTGACCCGCAAAAAATGCTAAAAGAAATTCAACAACTCATTAGATCTGCGATCATTTAGCCTATATGGCAACCATACGCACATTGACAGAAGAGCGCCATTCCCTACCAGCCGGCAGCACCCCCACCCGGGAAAGGCCAGTTGTGAGGGGGGTAAAAGTGCTTGGGAAGACTTCCCGCAATGGCAGGAATTACCCCGATAGCGTCATGCGGAAAGCCCTTGAAAAATACAACGGGGTAATGGTTAATATCGACCATCCCAAGGGCGAAGGCCCCGTAAAATACGAATCCCGGTTTGGCCGACTCCGTAACCCACGCATGGGCAAGGACGGCATTTACGCCGACCTATTCTACAACCCGAAACACCCGCTTGCGGAAGGTTTTGCATGGTTTGCGGCGGAAGATCCTGGAGCGGTGGGGCTTTCGCACAACGCCCAAGCCCGCACCAAAATGAGGGAAGGCGTGGAAGAGGTCGAGGAAATCGTAGAGGTTGATTCAGTTGATCTAGTGGCGGAACCCGCAACCACGGCGGGCTTGCTGGAGAGTTTCAGCAGGGTGAGCAAACGACTTGAAGGGGGCGGTATGTACGACAACGACAACGGAGATAAGATTGTGCTAAAACCATCGGTAAGGTTGGAAATTGAAAAGGCCGACATGCCTGGAGCAATCAAGGGCCCGGGCCTTTTCGACCAAGAAAAGGACGACATGGAGGCGGAAGGCGATTACGAAAATTCTCCCAAAGACCAGATCGCCGACGTTCTAAACGACGACAGTTTAGACATGCAGGCCAAAATAAACAAACTGTTGGCGATGATGGCCGCAGCGACTGGCGAGCCAGACGATGAAATGAACGAAAAAGAAGGCATGCACATGATGGATGATAAGGACATGGAGGGCGAGGGCTACCCCAGCGACGACGAGCCCAACGCCAAGAAAAAAATGGCTATGGAGGAATCTTTGCGTCGAATTGCAGGCCACCCAAGCCTTCGCAAATTGCTTGAGGAGGTGGACGCCTATCGGGCCCGCGACCGCCGAGAATATGCGCTGGCACAAGCCCGCAAGGCTTGCAATGCTTCGAGCCTTCCCGGCTATTCGATCACCGAGGCCTTCCTCGGAATCCTTGCCGACACTAACGCCAAGGCGTGGAAGGGCATTATTGAAGATCGGCGCAGGGTGATTTTCAAGGGCGAAAAACCGCTATCAGCAGTAAACCATGACGGACGATTGACGGTTGATTCTCTGGTGAAATCTCTACGTTCTTGAACCCTTAAAAGGAGGTTTTGATATGGCAGTTTCTCAATACCAGTATGGCCCCACGAACCCGATTCTTGCGACTATCGCCACGGCTAAGGCTGTTGCGGTTGGCGATATTGTAGGCATGGCAACCGGCACGTTAATTCGTGCTGAAGATCAGGCCTGGGATACCAATATCGCCACCACCCAAACAGCGTTTTCCCTGTTGTTTCTAGGGGTTTCGGGGCAGCAAAAAAACAACACCGACGCACGGATTTTTGGCAACTCGACTGACAACGTTTGCCGGGTAGACGCCGGCGGAATATTCACCTTCGATTGTGCCAGCGCAACCTTTGAAATTGGCGATTTTGTGGGCCCGGCAAAGGCTTCCGGCAATGCCCTGGAATCCCAAAAAGTTGTTGCGGTTGCAACCGACCTTCTCGGAATCGGCCGAGTTGTCGAGCGGGGCACCAGCATCACCCGGGTAAAAATTCAGCTTCTTTCCAAATTGGCACCAGTGGCACGGCAGGTTTAATCTACCCCAAAGGAGGTCTTTTACAATGAGCATTGAACGGAATTTAAGGCGAATTTGCGAATCCAACGGGGTGAACGCCACCGTAAGCACCTTGGCGGATGCCTTTGCGGCAAAGAAAATTCGCCCCGGCGAACTGTCTATTAGGCGGATGGCGGAAACCTTCATTGGCTCTAATTGGGATTCCGTTTTGGAAAACCGAATGGGCCGAGTGCAGGAGTCCGCCGACAGCGTTTCGGCATCGCTTTTTACGGCAATTACTGGCCAGCTGCTGGTAAACGAAATCAAGGAAAAGTACAAATTGGCATCGTTTATCGGTGACAGCCTTTGCACTACAATTCCGGTGACCAACGGCAACCTGGGCACTCAGAAGGTGCCTTATCTTTCCGACGTTCGTGACGTTGGCGAAAAACTGGAGGAAGGCGAACCCTATCCCCAAACCCAGTTTGCCGGGCAGTATATCACCTACCCGGGCGTTGAAAAACACGGGCGGATTTGTGCTGTTTCGATGGAGGCAATCTTCAGCGACCTAACCAGCCAGATCTTGGACTCCGCTAGGAGCGTGGGCCAGTACCTTGCCCTAACACGTGAATACAAGATCTTGCAGGTGGCCCTTGGCATCACCAACAACCACAGCTGGAACGGCACCAGCTACAACACCTATGTTGCCAGCGGTGGCAGCTGGGTAAACAAGGTCGCCACCTTCAGCCTGACTGACTGGACATCCATCAACAGCCTCGAGCAGTTGTTTGTGAACATGACCGACCCGATAACAGGCTACCCGATTCTGATCGAGCCCAAGAATATTCTGGTGACGCCAGCCCAGAAATATGCCACCCGTTCAATCGTCAACGCCACCGAGGTACGCAGAACCCAGCCGGGTTACGCCACCAGTGGCGGGCCGATCCAAAACGTGAGCGACAACCCGCTAGATCGAGATTACCAAATCTTGACCAGTCCCCACGCACTCAAGGCCCTTACTGACTCCGGCGTATCAGCTGCAAACAGCAATATCCGGGTTTACCTAGGCGATTTCCAGAAGGCTTTCGTTTGGCGCGAGGCCAAGCCCCTGACAATCGTTGAGGCCCCACCGTTGAACCCGATGGAGTTCAACCAGGATATTGCCTTGGCCGTCAAGGCGTCCTGGATGGGTGTCGCAGGCGTTCGCGATCCTAGGTTTGTTGTACTCGGAAGCGAATAATGGCCAAAAAACCCCACCAAGCCGTAGAGTTCAAGCCGGTGCTAGCCTCAGGGTTGGCACCGGCGGAACCCGCTGGTACCCAGCCGTTTTTGCCAGCGCAGGCGAAAACCTGGACAATCGGGCTTTCCCACCTCCCCGATATGCAAATTGAGGCCAGCAGCCAAGGCGAGGCAATCGCAATTTACAACGCAACTCTAGGAATCCGCAGCACCGAACACACCTACCGGGTGAGCTAACCTATGGCCCTTGCCGATGACATTCTGGCGGTTTCCACCCAACGGAGTAATCTACTATCGGCATTAACCGCCGATAGTGTCTCTCCGCAGCCCAGTTATTCCGTGGGTGGGCAATCGGTTTCCCGGGGCGAATGGCGAGAGGCCTTGCTTCGCCAAGTTGGCGAGCTTAACAGAATGGCCCAGATTTTGGGGCCCGTCGAAATTCGTTCACAAATCTATTGATGGTTGAAACATGCCCACAATTGACGTCTCAAACGACTACGAAGTATTCGACAACACCCAACCAATCATCATACGCAACCCGGACGGTGAGCAGAAGCCCGCCAGTCATGCGCTTCAGCAGGGAATTGACTCAGTTTTATCCGACTCGGGCGATGGCACCCTAGCATATCGGACTTTTTGCACCTGGCACGTCTGGCGGAAAAACTTAAACTCTTCTTCCCCCGTTTTTGTCCCGCAACTAAATTGCCGAATCACCGACCCTCGAGGGGTAAGGTGGTTTGCGTCCTCCGTCAACCTTGACGTGTGGGGCGAAAAATACATGGTTGAATGTGAGGCCCAGGCGGGCACGGTGGTTCAAGACGTTGACCTTCCGGGGCTTGGATAATGTCAGCTTACTACGATATTCTAAGCGCCCTGAAAACCCGCATAACCACAGCGGTTGCTAGCGCCAACCCATTGCCAACGGTTGCCCTACGCAAGCGGGCGGTGATGCTAGGCGGCGACCCCTTCCCGATGATCGTGCTGGCCCCTGGCGACGGCGGCGAAGTGATCGAGGAGGAAACATTTAACCTGCACGTTACCTATTCCTACCCGGCGATAATCTGCCTTTATTTAGCTGGTGACCGCGACCAAACACTAGACACCCAAGGATATTTGGGGCTTCGCCAGACGATACGGAACGCAATTTACCAGCCATTGCTTGCCGGGGCTGGCACCGTATATGACACCCAAATGAGCCTAGGCGGATCATTTATCCAAGTAGAGAACAGAAGCACCGTCGAACTAACTACTTTTAGGCTCTCTTTCTTGTCTTCAGAAACCCGGAGCGCATAAAATGCCTTTTACCCATACCGTATCTTACAATTTCTCGGACTCCGGCGGGCCAAATCAGAATTTTTCAGCTACTCAATCAAGCGATGGGCAGGTAAACATATCCGTAACAATCGCAGCGGCAGCAAGTAATTTCGCTGTAGTTTGTCCGCTAACCGCCAGCACCGTAAAAGCGATGGCCCTGTGGTCAGATGCAGCCATGACCGTAGTTACTAAGCTGGCGGGCGTGACAAAAGACACATTTACCCTAACCGCCAACAAGCCGTTGATTTGGCAATTCGGATTCCCGAATTCCTGCCCAATTACGCTTAATTGCGACGCTTTAGCCGTCACATCAACACCCGGCGGCGTGCTCAATTTGTACGTTCTGGAGGACGTGTAAAATGGCATTAGACCTTGCTCAAGTCTCAATAGCGGCCACGTGGCAGCAAACCAAGGCAAACACCGGGTTTGCCAGCACGGTGCAAGGCCCTGATTCAAATTCATTGCTTGCCACTCTGGTAGTTGGCGCCAGCAATGCAAATTCAGTTTATGCGGCTTCCGGCACAATTGCTTCAGCTGGCACCGTCTCGATTGATTTGCAATCGTTTACTGACCAGCTTGGCCAAGCAATTACGATGACTCGGGTTTACGCAATGCTGGTGCAGACGGCAACCGGAAGCCTGAAGGTGGAACCTCATGCAACCAACGGGCTTGTTTGGTTTTTCTCGGGGACAACCCCGGCAATCACCCTTCCCCCGGGCGGCGGATTTTGTTTTCTTCAGACGACTTCTCAGACAGTGGACTCGACTCACAAGGTTGTCCAATTGACCAATACCGGATCGCCAGCATTGACGTTAACGTACAAAATTACAATTATAGGAGGGCCCTGATATGCCTTATTATGCTGGCAAATTTGCCACTTTGACGATTGGCGGAGTTGCCTACCCGATGGATTCCTGGAGCCTTGACCAGACCATCGAGGAGGTCGAGGTGACCAATTTTACCAGCGGCGGCGGGCGGCAAGTAATTGCCGGAATTGCTGGCGGTTCAATGAGCGCCAGCGGGCCGTATGCGGGCGCAGCCCCTACGGTTGGCGCAACTGGCACGGTGATTTTCGACGTCGGCGGCGGTTCGACCGCAAGCAAGACGATCCTGTTGACCAGCGTAAAAACAGCAACGGCGGTGAAAGACAAGGCTACCCTAGACGTGTCTGGTTCGATCACCTACTAAGCGGGTGAAATATGAACCCGCTACCCGCTTTATACGGCAATGTGGCAAGGCTTGTTTACGGCATTGAACGGCAACTTGAATGCGATAGCTACCAGTTGACCGTTACGGCGCCAACGGTGGAAATAACGAATATTTCAATTTACGGAGGATTGACCGGGTGGCCTTCGGGCGGTGCCCGGTTGACCCCGTTTATACCCGTAATGGACGACCTGGTTGGAAGCCAACGGCGATATATGGAGTTCGGCACTCCACAACAATTGACCTTCGGCGGGATTAGGCGGGGCAAGGTTTCCCTGACGGGAATTTGTACCTTCCAGTCTTCCACCCCGCACGTCGGAAATTACGTTAGAATATTGCTAACCCATGCGGTTGCGCTTGGCTATACTGGCGTGGTTACGGTGCCCTCAATTGTTACTGAATTTACGATAACCCAGAACGTTAACGGTTATATGCGCTGGACTTGTACGGCAGAATCTCACGGCGACTTTGATTTAACCCAGGTCTAATAGGAGCCACCACCAATGGCACTGAAAACTTTATCCGAGACAATTGGCACCCATGCGGGCGGCATGGAATTTCATGCGGCGGATGGCCGCAAACACAAGGTAAAACCCCTGACACTGGCGCTGCTTGGCCAGTTCGAGAAATGGCTAGAAGGCCGGGCCTTGAAATCAATAATGGGGCAAAAAGAACTGCTAGGAGAAGACTTCCCAACGGCGCTTTCTGTTGTATCTGGCGACATTGTAGCGGGGAAATATGCGTTTGGCGGGGCCTCTTGCGCCACTGCCTTGCAATCAGTGCCGGGCTCAATTTGCCTTATTTCGCTTATGCTGGGCGTTGACGAAATCCGGGCCTCGCATTTAATCAGTACGCAGGCCGAGGAAATAAAGGTAATCATGGAAGCGATGGTGGCGGAGTCAATGCCCGAGGGAAAGCCGGTGGCGGTGGAGGCGGTGGAATAGTTCCGCACTGGCCGCAAATGATTGCGGGGCTTGTTGACGAGCCCTATTTGCTGCGGATGGAAGACGTGGCGCAATTAACGCCTAGGCAGGTATCGGGTATCTACTATCGGCCAAGAAACGATAAGGGGGTTGCCTTGCCATTGCCCTATGCGTTTGAAACTGTTGCGGGGGCAAAGGCACGGGCGTTTGAGATTTTAACGGCGTTGGGGATGACGGAAGACGAAGCACGAAGGAAGGTGTACGGTGGCTAGTGCTGTTGATGCGCCGATGCTTCGCCTGGCGCAAATTTTTGCAACCTTGGCGGCAAAGGCCAAGCTGGCCTCGGATGCGTTGGGGCGGTTAAACCCCGGGGGCGTTGGCGACGCTGTTGAAGAAATCGTGGTGGCCTTGAGGCCCCTGCAAGCATCGTTTGGAAGCCTGAGGGCGGTTGCCGATGCGTTTGGCGGGTTGCGGGCTACGCTGGTCCCGGCTTCGGCGGCGATGGGCGGGCTGCTGCAATCGTTGGGCAATTTGACCACCGTTAAACAGTTTATGGCAGGGCTGGCGGACATCCGTCAGGGCCTTGTTACGGGGCTATCGGTGCCGGTGACGTTGGCGGCGACGAGCGCCAGTAAGGCATTGGCCGCAACTGGCGGATTTGCCCGATATTTGGGCCGCGAGTTCAGCGCAGCGGGCACCGATATTAAAACCCGGTTTGTCTCAAGTTTTCCCAAATTCGCTACGGCGTTGGCGGGGGCCGGGAGGTCTATTGGTTTGTTTGCTACGGCGGCTTTGCCGGTGATCGGCGCAATGGCCAAACTGGGCGGGGCGGTTGGTGCATTGGCATTGGTTGCCGGGGCGAAAACCTTGGCGGTTGGCGGCATGGTTGCGGGTGGGGCCGTCAAGGGGGCGGTGGCGGTGGGTGGTGCGGTGGGCGGTGCGGCTAAAGGCGTGCTAGATGGCGCGCTGGGCGCAATTGCTGGAGTGGCGGGGGCGTTTACCGGCATTATCGGGATTGCGTCAAAATTCGTCGAAGCCCTCAACCCTGCGATCATGGAGCAGCTAAATTTAGCGTTTTCCGATTTGTTCGCTGTTGTGGGCCGTTTGTTTGTCCCAGTTATGGCGGCGGTGATTCCTATCGTTCGCACCTTTGCCGACGCAATGGTTCCGGTGGTTCAAGGGCTTATGCCGGTTTTTGGTATCCTGGCGGAAGCCTTGATGAATTTGGCGGGGCCGATCATCGGGATATTTTCCGGGGTGTTGCTGACCTTGACCCCGATTTTTGAGCAGTTTGCCAAGGGCCTTTCTCAAATAGCGGCGACAATCGGGCAAAGCCTTGGCCCGATTATCGACGCAATCCTTCCGGTGCTGATGGTTTTGTTGCAGCTTTTTATCGACCTGTTGCCAGCGGTAAACGATATGCTGCAAGCCTTCGCCCTGATATTCACTTCCGGGCTCCAGTTGGCAATCCCGTATCTGGTCTGGGCACTGCAAGGCCTTGCCGAGGCTATTGTTTACGTGGTTTCGTGGTTCGGCAAAACCATGAAGGAAGGCGCCGTAATTATGTCGGATTTTGCCAAAACCTTGATGCCAGCAGATGGCCCAGCCAAGACCCTGAAAGTTCCTGAAATCACCCAAGACGCTTCCCGTGGTGCGGCTTCCAAGGGGGCCCAGTTCATGGGATTTGCAGAGCTTGGCAAAGGCCTTATGGCCGCATCTTTTGGGTCTGGTGCCAATACCCCGGAAATGAAAACGGCTGAAAATACGGGCAAAATAGTGGCGGGAATCGATAAGCTGGTTGCTGGCCAGAATCCACCGCCAGCGGGTGGTTTCCCAATCAACCAACCAGGGGCGGGCAAACGATAATGGCCAGCGTTCTACTGCCGAATTATTGGGAGCGAATTGATTCGGTTTCACCGTCTCAGGCTTCCTTCGGGCCCGATGGCGGTTCGGCGTCGATGGAGTTTATTGTTTCCCGGGGTAATATCGGATACGTTTTGGCCGACATTCTAGGCAGCGCCATAATCAACGCCAACGGCAGTTTGTCCCGTGTTTTGCCATTGGCGCATCCAGAATACAACTGGTTATACGCCAGCAAAATTACGAGCCTACAGGGCATCGGTGCGGCGGGCGCATACGATGCGCAGAACAGCACACTAAGCTTACAGGACGACGTTGATCGGAAATTGCCATCCTTCTTGGCCGTTTACGAAAAATACAAAATAAGCGTGCAATTCGAGGCTAGGCCGTATCTGGTTTTGTCGGACTCGCAGACGTGGCAATTTGCGGCGGGGCGGAGTCATTACGACACCAAAGGATTCCAGCAGATGTTTTCTGATTATGGCGAATATCGGCGATTCTCAAAAATGGTGCGGACGCCAACGGCGGAATTCTTGGCCAGCAATAACGGGACGTTTTTTTTCCAATCGCCGGACCTTCCCGCAGGGCTGGCGCAGGCGACTTCGGCGACAACCGGGGCCGGGCCGCAAATCGTAGTCATGAAATCCAAGGTAGTTGTAACCTGGTTTTTTGTGCCGTATCGGATGGTTACATCAATAAATATCCGGCAGGCTTCCGGGCGACTCAATTGGTACTCGGAGGCGGGCCAAGCCGGGGCTTTTTTCGGGTTTGAGCAAGGGTCGTTATTATTCGAGGGAATTGAGATTACCGAATATCCGGGGCCATTCCCCACGACCCCGATAAATTTTGGAGTTCCACCGGGAAGCGATTTGATTGACGCATCAATCTACAACAATAAATATTGTGATATTTCCTTTATTTTCTCTGAATTCACGGTGCCAACCGAAATGCAGGCGACCGGGCCGATAAACCGGCTGGCGATCTCGGGGGCGATCTACGAGCACCACAACCGTTTGCCTCACGTTGGTTTGATGAAGTATTTGTATGTTTGCAATAATTTTCAGGCCGCAACGGGTTTGCCAATTTATTGGTCCTACAACATGAAAAAACTTTTTAGGTTCGACCCTTAAAATGGCGACTCCGCGAACACGGGAATTTCTGTCGGAATGGTTTGTTGCCAAAATTACGGCAATTGGTGCAATCGTTGGTGCGCCGCCTTGCGATGGCGTGCCCCATGCCTGGACAACGGTTACCCCCTGCCCGGAGTATTCCAATGTTTGGGTTGATCCTTATTTCCCAGTAATCACCGGAACGGCGACGGCGCAACCAGCGTATGCACTGGACGGGCTGGCGGCGGTGGTTGGCGACATCGTTTTTATGCGACTCCGTGGCACTCCGGGCGGGATGAACGTCTACGAATTTCAGCGGATTTCGGGACGGGCCCAGTGGTCCAGTGGGGCGGGGGCGCCTTCTGGTGGCGTGAACGGTGATTGGTATTATAGAACATCGAATAAATTCGTTTATGAAAAAGTTGCCGGGGTGTGGACCGCTCGCAGTGTTACCAGTAGCGTGATTACTGGCATTACCTGCGTCTCCGGGG